TACCACTCATTCCACGAGCAACTCCTGAATCACCACTAGCATATTGTCCATTGATAGTAGCCCATTCCATATCGCTTTTTAAGCGTTTGAGGCCTCTCTCTTTTTCTTTGGACATTGCATCTTCGCCAGAAACCATAGCAATAGAAGCTCTAGTACGAGATAAACGAATTGGTTCATCTAGAATAAGAGTTCTGTTGTTTGATCTAGTTTCTGCTGTTAGATCTGCATAACTTGTTGCAGCACCTTCAATAGAACCAGTAATGCTGGTTGATCTTGATTGATAATATAGATTCCATTCATGAATTGTATTCATGGCTGGACTGCCTTTGCCCAAATTAGAAACTAAATAGTTACTTTCATTTGGGGAGACATCTTTTAAGATCGAAAGTAGAGATTCTCTCATTTCGGTCTGTGCGGCGTATTTTCCGAATGCCATATAGACTCCTTATTTATTTAATTAATGACCAGCTCGTCTTAATCTTTCCATAAGTGCGCTTCTATCGCCTAATCTAGTCTTAGCAGCTAAATCTGCCTCGTTACTATCTTTATAGTTGCTAGATCGTTGTTGAATACCTGCGCTTATCTGGCTCTTTTGTTCAGCTACTTCATCTTTCTTAACTTCTACCGCTTCCGTTTTGTCTTTTGTTTTATAAAAGCCATCTACTTTTTCAGCAGCACTAATAAGATCTTGTTTGCCTTCCATCATTTGCCCGATAAGTTCGTTTTTTACCGCATTATAAAAATTTGGATCAAAACCGCTATTATGTGGATCTAGTTGAGGGTATTTTTCATGAGCAGCTTTTGTTTGTCTTTGCTTTTCAGTTTCCTTTAAAGTATTTAAAGCCATCTGGCTTCTTTCATCAGCTTTTTTTGCTCTATCCTCAGCATCTTTTAATTTCTTAGTTAAAAGATTAGCGTTCACATAACCTTCTTTATCAACAATTCCTTCTTCCTTCACTGGCTTTGGTGTCTGTAATCCGAAGTTGTAACTTGGATTAAAACCATCCTGTGTTGGATTAGGAGCGACTGGGTTACTTTTGGGAGTAAGACTGTCTAAGACAGATTTAGTTTTTTCTTTATCCTCGTAAGCCTTTAGCTTTGCAGCCATTTCCTGTTTAGACTTCAAGAGTTTATCGAATTGCTCTTTAGTTCTATCCTTCGTGCCTTCGGGGAGATTAGCTTCCTCTGTTGGTTTAGTTTCAGTGTGCAAATCTGGTTCTGGTTTTCCTTCCACTGTTTTATCCTGCACGTTGGTATCTTCAATCATAGAAGTACCCTTTCCTTAAGTCGATTTTATATTCTGCTCAGTTTATGGTGGGAGCATCGCACCACGACTTAAAGCACATACTAAAGAATGTCTTGGGAGGTTTTCAAGTCCTATTTTTTAGAAGGTCGTAAAATTGTTGCAGTTGTCTAGCATTACCAGACCAAGAAGCCCCGCAAGAACACTTGAGTTCTTTGCCAACAATCTTTACATCTTTATGAGGGCATTTTTCGTTATTAATCTTAGTTTTTTCTTGATAAGAATCAAAATCCTCTACCTCTTTATCAAGATCTTGGCCATGTAGTTTAAAAAAATATTTAGATTTCATAGCTTTTACCAGAATTATCTATAGCCTTTTTAATTGACGCTATTTTAGATTCACTGCCACCAACTAAATCTATAATCTCTTTATAAGCCATAGCTCTACCATGAGCTTCTGTGTAGGCTTTAAAAAATTCTTCTTGAGTTTTAAACTCACTAGGTTCTAGCCATTTGTTGTTCAAGGCTAGAGTTAGAAGGGGGAGCAGGTACGTTTGGTACTCCTCCTGCTTGCTGATTCGCAGTAGCGCCTCCTGCCTGAGTAGCTCCTTCTTGAACTGCTGGATCTTCTGCCCTTTCAAAATATTTTTGGCTATCATTTAGACCTCCCTCATTTAATATAGAAACAATTAAATCTTTTACTTTTGGTTTCCATCCCTCTAATTGTAACATTCCTTGAATTGAAGGGTCAGTCATCATTTGGATGGCTTGTTGTCTTGATTGGATATATTCAAAACCAGAACCCATTTCCATAGATTTAACATCTAGAATAAAATCATAATCACCATCAAAATCTATAGGTGTTACATAAATATCAGCAGTATCTTGATCTTCATTAATTTCCAACTTAGGTCTCACCCTTAGTTTATCAATATTCTTTTCATCTGGGTTTTCTACCATAGGATTAGAAGGAATACTAGCAGCTTCCACAATATCTGCTAATTCTCTATCTGACATTTTATAATTAGTTTGCTTCATTACATCTTGAACTAAAACCATTCCTTCATCACTTAATTCCATATCAGCAAGCTTCATCTTTTTAAACTTCTCATAGGCTTCTGCCCCAACAAGTTTATATGTTAGCCATTCTTTATCCTCATTACTAAATAAAAATTGCCTATTATTACTAATCCACATTCTCATAATATCGGTAATAAAATCTGACATTTCATTTTGGTTACGCTGATCTCTAGCGTTTTGTTGCTTAGCAGATTGTTTAACCTCAGTAGCAGTTTTCTCTCCAGAAAATGCTTCTATATTAGATACACCCTGACTCATATCACCCATAGCAGTATTAAAAGCACTAACTAACGCCGAGTAACTTGTTTGGAACCATCTTTGAGCTTCACCATTACTTCGCATCTCTGTAACTGCATCTGGAGTATCCATTAGCCATTGAGCTTCTGGTCCATACTCTAATGTTTCTAATCTAACCTTATTTTCTATAATCTTTAGAGGTGGGCGCATTTTTAAAATCATTTCATCTAAGAAACCGCACACAGTTGCTTGGATACCTTTCCATAAAGATAAAACACTTTCAACTTCGCTTTCTCCTAGAGCATCATCTTGAATTGGATAGTATCTAAGTTGAGCTACAGGAATCTTCCCATGTTTAAAAGGATTTTTAATATTTCTAACAACAGTATTAAATCTAGGAACAAAAGAAATCCATCTATCTTCTCTATATTCTGTAATAACTAATAATACTGGATAAGCTTCATCATCTCCAACACGATCAGTAAGTCCTTGAATTGATCTAACTGTGCTAACTCTCTCATTATCTCTTTTATCAGAAGTAATTTGTGCATCATTAGCTAATTGTGATTTAACAAAGCCTAGGTTCTTCCAGATAGTTTTCCCAGAGGCTTTATTCTCATTTTCCATATCTTCTACAAACATCCATTTTCTATGTTGGAACCATTTAGCATCTCTTATATGGCTAGCGTTAAAATCCATACCGCAATCTCTAATATCCCAAGGAATCATTTCATTACCAACAAATTTAAAGTTACCATCTTGGTCTTTTTCTTCAATCCATGGAACATAAGCAAATTTAGTCGAATATAATCTGGTATCTTGTGAAGATATAACTAGTTTCTCTTGCATCGAGCCACCATGATCTGCGTTATCCCATTGTTTAGATAAAATCATGTTTTGGATCTCAGCTTTAATCATATCAGAGGTTTCTCCTCTTGGGACAACTCTACCTTTTGGTTTTTTATTTAAAAGACGCGCATCTTTTTCTATAACTGAGGTTCTAATTCTAGGGTCAGTAGTTCTTGAGATAAAAGGCCAATCTTTTGGTAATTCTCCCCAATAAGCTCTAGTTATATCAATCCAGCCGTTTTTTCTAGTCCTTCTTTGGTCATTATCCTCACTCCACTTCTGATAATGCGAGTCTAGCTCTTTTAATAGCTTATCTTCTCTTTGGCTTACTGTTTTTTTGCGTTTGTTTTTGTTTTCTTCCATATTCTGATTCTAATTTTTTTCAAAAGAGGTTTACAAGAGGAATTTATTTCCTAAACCTCCTTTTTTTCCACAATTTCTTTTAATTTTTGGAAATTTACCACTTTTTTTACTTTAACCACATTTTCACAACAAGAGCAAAGCCTAACAAACTCCCTAAACTTACCATTATCCATACAAAACATATAAGCTGGAGCTTCTTTTGGCTGTTTCTCTCCACATGCCTGGCAAAACCATCCTCCACCATGTTTAACTATCCCGTAATTTCTTCCGCCATACTTAGTCCATCCATACATCATCTTTGTTATAGATACTGTTTTAATAATTTGCTCCTTTATCCTATCTTCCATTTTCTATTCCTAAATTTGTTTAAAGATATTATTCTTTTCTTGAACAAACCTCCTGGCCTTTTTTCTGTTTGGTATAGTTGCCAGGCTATTGCTAAGCTCATTATAAGATCATCATGTGCGCCTCTTTCAGCCTGAGCTTTCCAAGCAGTGCTTGTTTGGACAGTAACAAAAGAAAACATCTCTTGGATAGTTTTGTAATCATGTATCTGGATTAATCTTCTATCAACGGCATCTTTTAAATCTGCCAGCATCTTCGGTCTAGTAGCACTGTTAGTATCCCAACCCAATTTTCTTCTAGTATCGTTTCTTAACTTGCCATAAGTATACATTTCAAAGACTATAAATTTCTGCATCTTATTTAAACTAGCTAATCTCTCCATTTCAAATACCCCACCATTGTTTCTCTCAAAGGCAACCACTGGTCTTACTCCAGTAATATCATAGATTTCTTCTAGTAATTTTAAAACAATTGGTGTCATATTAGTTCCGAGCGTTTTCTCATGGTAAACCAAGGGCACATCTAATTTATCAGCGGAAAAGAATTGAGCAGAGCAGTAATCTACGCCACCAGCAGCAGTATCTACGCCAACTAAAAAAAATTCACCTTGTTCTATATCTCTATATTGTCTTATTGTATCGGTTAGCATAAGTTGAACTCTCCAGGTGGAACTATCTGATTTTTATAATACTCTAAAGCTTCGCTACTAAAGAAACATTCACCACTAGTAATGAAAGCTTCAATTGGAGTTTCTGGATACTCCTGTGGATATTGCCTCTGCAACTCCCGTTTTTTATTTTCTAAAAACTCTTTACTATAAAAATCACTAGCTTTGTAAAAAATAGCCTTGAAGCTTGTTTCGCCATTAACACTTTTATCCCAATACTCTTTAAACTGGTTAAAACCATTAGCGGTGGTTTCAATAATAACCCTGCCTGTTGGAACAACTGCTTGCATTGCCCCAGCTAACAAGCTATCCATATTAGGGTAAAAAGCAGCCTCAGAGAAATGTAGATTGCTGACAGTCTTAGAACGACCAAATTGTGCCTTCTGAGCCGTACCTATAGTATATCTGCTTTTCATAGCGTCGTTATAAAGTTCGTATTTGCTGGAATATCTAAATGGGATCTTTATCCCTCTTATCTGCTCATAGCTTTCAATGTAATACCTGACCTTGTCTAACATCTCCTCAGCGTTTTCTTTTTCATCTGCAACAATAATATTACGAGTGTTAGGCTTTAATAAGAAATCAACTGTAAATATAGCCAGGATAATAGAAGAAAATCCCTGCTGACGCGCTTTTAAGATAACATCATAAGCCCCGCTAGAATCCTCTAGTAAATACTTGTCCTGTATCTTGTTTAAAATGAAAGGAATATTGTCTAAGTTCTTATCAACTATTTTAAAATACTTCTCAATGAATTGTTTATAACCAGCTTTAAATGCCACATTGGTATTTTAACATACCTTAGTACAGTACTATTAGACTTTGCCTAATAGGCCAGTGCTTTAATAAAAGCACAGTACTACCTTGGATGGTACCTATTGCAAAGCGGGGGTATATGTTTTATAATTAATTTGTTGGTTAGATAAAGAGTTTTTAATTAAGATGTTTAGGATCTAATCAACACTAAACACTAGACATCTTAATCAAGAGCTCTTTTTTTTATGCTTGCAAACCTATGGTTATAAATGTTAAAAAGAGAGTACAGATAATTAATACCGATTGGGAGTTAAACTAATCAGATCGGTGCACAGAAAAGTGATTAGACCTTAGATGACCTGGACAGGATTCCAGGAGCGACAAGATAAGAACAAAACACTGCTTAACTAAGGACTTGTGGGAAAGTGGAAGGAAAAGGCTTAGAGAATTTGTAGCCCCTTCCCCCCTAGCAATAAGAGCTAGGTGGCTTCGACTTAGAAAGTAATGTTTCTAACGAGCCTTAAGTAAATTCTTAATGTGATATTCAACTCAACAAGGGGGGGAGACCCTTCCAGTAGCTCTAAGATAAGTTATAAGACAAGGCGAGTGAGAACGAGCCGAGATATATTCCAGTAGTAGTACAGTACTATTAGTATGGTACCTATTTATTATGGGATATAATGTAGAAAGTAATGAGTGTTACGTGTGTAGATACGGTCGTACCTTTATACTCACTTTAACATCCACTTAAGTAGGGAGGTGGGTATTACCTCAAGAGAGAACAACAGTTATATATCAAACTCCTTAATATCTTCTCTCAATTTATTTAATACATTCACTTGGATATTATTGTTAGTTTGGGGTTTAGCTATACCAGCTCTATCTAATACTTCCAAGTTAGCAGTTAATCGTGTATTATCTGATTTAGCAGCACTAGCTATTTTAATAACTTCATTGGCACTTATTAATGCGTTAGAATTGAGCTTTTCTCTAGCTAATTTAACTGTCATTTTATTAAATTCTTCGACTTGTTTTAGTATCACTGGGTAACGTTGGAAACGACTATAAAGAGCTCTTTCGCTTATATTTAAAAGCTCACTAGCCATCAATTTATTACCGTTGCTCTCAAGTAAAGCATTAACAGATTGTCTAATCATCGCTAATCTTTTCTTAGTCATTGGTAGTTTGCTCACCTTATCAGTCTCACGGAATTTATTCCAAGTTACACTAGATCTATCCACCTTAACAACACCCTTTAACACTAACTTATCCCCCTTTTTTATACCCTTGTTTAGTTTCTTCTTCATATAAAACCATTATACTACACGCCTACTTGAGTAAAGCAAAACCTATTTACCTATTGTTAACATAATAAGTATATGCTATAGTATATATATCTTAATAAATATGAGGGAGGGAAAAACCACATGAATAATCAAACAAGGTTAAATCACAATAGCGAAGAAACCGCCTA